GGCACACAAAGCTCGTCCACCGCACAAGTCGCTGAGAGAGACTGTGGCGTGTGGACGGCGTCGAATCCAGACATGTCGTCTGAGACTGGTTGTCCGTATAGCTCGGTGTTGTGATCAACCCAAGCTTTGAACTCAGCCATCTGACGGTTTGTGAATCCGATTCCAACCGCGCTTCCGGAGTAGAAGAGATTCTCCGACAGCCTGAGGGAGTACTCTGTGAACAGAGCACTCTCCACAAGCTGGTCTACAAGAGAGACCGGCGTAATGCAACGAAAGCGGCCGTCCACAGCCTTGCGGCTGGGATGTGGCTCTTTCTTTACAAACACCGTGGAGGGATCGAAGAGGCCGTCACACATGGCCCGGAATGGGTCCTGCATGGCTGCCTCAAAGTCGTAGTCTGGCGACAAGAACAAGCGGAGGCGGTAAACCACCGCTGCTCGAATAGTCTGCCATTCTGCGGCCAAAGCCTGGCCATTTGTGGCGTAAGACAAGTTGAGTGGGTACCCAGGTGCCTTACTCTCATCAACCTTGTGACGGGCTTTTGAGACTAGCTTTTCGTACTCCCGAAGAGACATTCTGTGGTCGGTCGCTGACTCGACGAGGCAAATGATGCCTCGGAGTCGTGCTACTTCGACTACTGCTTCTTCGAGAGCTTCTTCTTTGAGGACGGAAGCTCTTGGACGGTTGACGTGTTTCGAGTAGGCTTCGAGTTCTTGTCCTGCGGGCGGGTTTGCGTAGTCCCTGATTTCACCAGCTTGGCGCTGAGTGAAGATAGAGTCGATTGCAAGCTCCGCATCTCGAGAGAGAGCCGTAGGAGGCTTTCCTCGGTGGTTTCGGCGTTTTGAGCACTTCCCGACTCGCCTGAGGCCTGGCGGGCCTTCTTGCGAGCCGCTCGTGAGAGCTGGGGTTGTGCCGTCGTCACCAACAGGGCCAGAGGTTCGTTCGTACTGTCCTCTAGAGACGTAGTCTCTGAGACGGTCGACAGTTTCGTGCCACTCTTCACCCCAGTCCCTGCGGTGGCGCTCAATTTCACTTGAGGTGCAGAGACCGGGAGAAAACACGTTGGGTGGCAGGCCCCCTCGTTGTGTCGGTCGTAGAAAGATTTGATGGCGTCTTTGACGTTACGTGAGCCGGAGCCGGCTATAGCTCCCGTTTCCAGGAACTCCACGTAGTCATCGTCGTCCAAGAACAATTCTCTCTCCTCTGAGAACTCCTCAAGAAAGAGGAGCCTCTCGGCCCGCGTCTCCTGGTCCATTAAGGTCCAATCCTCCTGGATCTCTGCAATGGCAGCCTTCGCTCTCTCTGAGAGATCGCGTAGCTCGACATTGTAGTACGAGGAAGTTGAGGAGATGCTTTCGTTCGCGTCAGTCACGAAGACCTCGCGCTCCGTATGGGGCACCGATTTGAGGGTGTCTAGGAAGGCGCCCCTGACGCGCATTTTAAGCGCGAGAGGGACGAGGCAGAGGAAAACATTGGTCGCACTGTCGTCTAACGAAGTGCGAATGTGCATCCCTACCAGCCTGCCGTTGTTGAAGACTGGTGAACCAGACATCCCCTTGGTAGTTGAGGCCTCGTAAGAGATCTCGAAACCATCGAGGGCGTCACGAGCCGGGCCAGTAGCCGACACCCAACCGTAATCCGG